CCTAGCCACTCTATTTATTTTTCCTATGACCTATGACAACAACCAGTGGATTAAATCAGGGATTGAGCGCCCCCTGAGGTTGTGGCCAGTGGATTAAAGCCAGGATTGAGCGCCCCTGGTGGCCAGTCAGTTTTGGGTCGCAATCCGGCTCCCTAGTTAGGGTGAGCATCCAGGCGTGTGTGGCGATTTGCGCGGGTGGCACCGTGCGAAAGTAGCAGCTCTTGCCACGGAAGGGGGTTTGCCAGCCTCCTAGCTGAATCACTCTTTTATGGCATGGGGTGTTTTAAGCGAGAACTGCCGACTGGTGTTTTGAGGATTGTGGAGTGGGGCACCTACGCCCTGGCGCAGGACCGCCAACAATGTCCGGTGGTGGTTGGAAAACTCCCGGGGCCTCGGTCCCTGGTCGTTCTTACCCTTCTGACGTTCAGAATGGGTGACCGGAACCCCCTCGGGAGGAGGGGGGGTGCCACCCTTGAGCAAGGTGGTGGGATACCGACAATCCCAGAACGGTCTTACTCGGGTGGTTATGGGCTTCGATATCCCTACCATAAATATAAGTCCCAGTTGGAAGAAGGGCGACCCCGAGGACACTCAGCCACACGGGATAGTGTTGCAGCTGGGAATAGTGAACCCAGTTAACGTGCAGTAGCTTAACACGGAGCGCGTGCAGCGCGTTGTTCTGCATTCGTGGGATAGACACACCACTTTCTACAGACTGGGGACCTTAAGTTCCCCTTCGGAGTTCCTGGGAGTCACAGGAACCGTTGCACTTTGGTCCAGGGGAGAATCTGGACTGGCCCTGGCTCTTTGTCGGTTTGTCCGGCTAAGTAAGGGTCCCCTCTGGTGCTGGGTATTGTGAAGGCCTCTGGACGGTCTGACACCCGGTTGTTGGGAGATCGTGTTCTCTTGGCACTCGTTAACACCTCACGCTGTCTAGGTGTATAAATAATGGGCAGTGTCCGCTGGGGCGGAGTATAAAACACCGGCGCCCATAGTTTGAAGGGCGCCTAATGAAATCCTCTTGGGGCTGGTAGACCCCTGAACCCCGAGGTAGTGGGGCTGAATTTGTCTACTATTTCCTAATAACACAATGTTGCAATTTCTCGGATTCTGCTTTGCCTGCTTCGTCTTTTGTTCTTTCTTTGTGGCATCCGTCTGGTTGTGTTCTTTGGTCTTGTCGGTCCTCTTCTGGACCTTCGCCTATGCCCTGTTGGTTTCCGTTCTCGGACTTGTCGTCGTGTGTGTGGTGGTGACGCCGATTTTGTTCCGTGTGGCGGTGGCCAGCTTTGTGGCGTGGGTGTTGGTCTCGTGGTGGACGCGACCCCCTCTAATTGGTCCCCTCCTATTAGAGGATTTGCCTTGCTCCGAGGACCCACCTCGGAAACAACATTGTGGTGTGCCGTGCGTCGCACACGACAGTGGCATGCTGTTCGGTCAGAGCACAGACCGAATGGAAATGGAGGGGGAGGCATGCTTGAGTGTCTCGTCCGGGGCTTTTGCCCTGGGCAGGCTCCGTCCTAGGGCTCGTTGGGTGCGAGCTCTAGAGGCTGTCTTGGGTGAGGGTTGCGGCTCGGTGGGTCGCTTAGTTCGAGGGCGGTGGCTTCCAGACCTCCCCTCCACTAGGCGCTCGCCGGTGGCCAATTCCCTCCTCGTCAGTCTCAAGGGCGGGGCAAAACTCCTTGGTGGGGGAGTTGTGCAAAATCATGAGGCCGGAGCCTCCATTACCAATCAGGTTTGGTATATGTTGGAGCTTCCGGAAGGTGAACAAGTGGTGGTCTTCCCTGACCTCCTCGCCCGGCTTCATGCCTACTGCCTCTTCCGGGGCAGAGAGACGGCCCTGTTGTCTGCGTTGCGTGCGCGGGCTCGGGACTGGTGCAAGAGGGAGTTGCCCTCTTGGGTGTGGCCTTTTGCCATGCCCCCTGCCATTTTTCTCGCTTGGCAGGGCACCACAATGGAAGATCAGGCCTTTGGAATGATCTCCCGTTGTGTCGTCAATGATCCCACCCTTCTCTCGGGCAGTGCTTAGGCCAGCCCGGTTGACTGTGAGGGGTACTGCTACGGGGTTATACCTGAAGCAGGTACCGGTACCTTGGATACCACTCGCGTCGACTGGGCTTCTTGCTCCGAGAGTCGTAGGCGACTTCGTTCTGTGTCGATTTGTGACCTGGAGGGCACCTGGGTGCCACAAGTCCACAGAAACTGCCCTCACAACGAACTTTTGGCCCTTTGTGCGAGAGTTCTTGCTCCTTTGCCCCCCGGTGTTATGTTACCTTTGGGGACCTCGGTTCTTCGTGGCTTTCAGAGAGTCAGGAACGTGGTCCGGTCTTACAGCGGGCATAGGTGGAGCAACCGTGAAACTGCGATGACCTATCAAGGCCTCTTGCGTCGCAGATACCTGTTGGCAGCTGAGTCTCTTAACCAGGACCGTGTGTCTTGGCGAGATGCCAGACTCAGTTGCTTCCTGAAGGCGGAGAAGGTTAACGTACTGGCCAAGTTCCAAAAACCCAGGATGATCTTCCCAAGAGATCCTCGGTATAACTTGGAGGTAGCTTCCCGCCTGAAACCCTTTGAGCACTGGTTGTGGGGTCGACTCACAGCCAGGTCTCTCTGGGGAGGTGACAATGTTACACGGGTTGTGGCTAAAGGGCTGAACCCCCGACAACGCGGCAACTTAATATTCCGGAAGTTTAATAACTTCAGGGAGTGCGTCGTGTTTGAGGTTGACGGACGGGCGTTCGAAGCGCATGTGGGTCCATACCACTTGGAGCAAGAACACCTTATCTACAAGACCGCTTACCCGGGTGACCGGGGTCTCAAGTGGTTGCTCAAGCAGCAGGAGTCCCTTCGGGGACGCTTGCCGTGCGGGGCAAAGTTCAGTCGACCCGGCGGAAGAGCTAGCGGAGATTTTAACACAGGCATGGGCAATTCGTTGCTCATGCTGGCAATTTGCTGTGGTGTTTTGGCAGAATACCAGGTCCCTTTTGACCTTTTGGTTGATGGGGACAATGCCTTGATCTTCCTCGAGCGCTCGACGTCTGGTGTCGTTCTAGCTGACTTTGCGGATAGGGTGTTGTTGGCTTCGGGCATGGAGTTCACATTAGAACGACCTGTCTGTTTGATGGAGCAAGTCCGGTTTGGTCGGTCCGCGCCAATCCGCCTCGGTGGGAACCGGGGCTGGATTATGGTGCGGGAAGTTGTATCTGTCCTGTCTGGTGCGCTGGCCAGTCACAGATACCTTCGTGAGCCCAAATATGCCAGGGAGTGGCTGACCGGAGTGGCAATGTGCGAGCTCTCTTTGGGGCTTGGCATTCCCATGCTTCAAGCATGGGCTTCATCAATACTCAACCTGACGGGCTTCTCTGGAAGGATAAGGTCTGGACCTTATCGTGAATATTTCATCCAGGGAGCCTGGTTGGCGGGGGTAGAAGAGAGCCGGGAGATTTCTCCCGAGACACGGGCCAGTTTCTGCGCTGCTTTTGGTTTTACACCAGAGCAGCAGGTTGCATGGGAGGAGAGGGTTGTGCGGGCAGAGGCAGGCAGACTTGACTTGTCTGCTGTCACGGCTGTCAAGCAATTCTCGGACCTGCAGGACTGCCCTCCCGGTCTCGGTGAGAGTTTCCTAGACTCTCAGTTCTAAACACATTTGCGTGGTGTGTTTTGTTGTTCGTTTTGTTTCTTTTCCTGCCTCGTGCGTCGACGAGGTGGTAGCGGCACCCCGTGCGGTTAAACCACAGAATCTGGTTAGCTACGGGTGTTGGGGGCCAAACTGCTCTGGCCTTCTTGCGTGGTCCGTCCGTCGTCTCCCATCGGGAGGTGGCCTATGGCGGCGGGCACGTGTCTATGCGGGCATCTGACTCTAAGTGTTTCTGCTTGGTTGCAGCAACATACATTGCGTCACGTGCAGCACCGAAGTGGGTATAGTATCACCCCTTTGCCCGAGTGTCGACCGGGTAGTTAATGGGAGACTTCAAGACCAGGGTTCTCACTAGGGAGGGCAATACGCGAATAGGATGTCCGATATCGGGTCCTGGCCGGTGCAGAGCTCCAGATTAGAGCTTCGTGAGCCGGTAGTAGCTGCGTCCGTGTAAGTCTAGCGCAATTAACCAGTGCAGCCAGTGTAGTGGAAACACATTGGAAGCCCCGTGAAATGTTACTCGTTGCCTTCTCGATTAGAGGGTAGTCTTAAATGGCTTGAAACTACGGGTGAGACACGTGTTATGTTCGTTCTGCTCCCTCCGCCCGTTGGGTGGGGAAGGAAACAATGGAGAGTTCCCTGCTCCAGCCAAATAAAAAGGGTAGACCTGTTGTCTGGCAGCACCTTGCGTGTGGTGTTGTCATGTTTGTTCGCAGTAGAGGGATCTGCCAGTTAATGGCAGAGTCTTCACAGCTTAATCCCAGCGTAAGGGAAGTGGATGGGACCACGTAAGCTATCCTTGGCTGCTGTCAATCCCACGTGAACAGTGACATGGGCAAAACAGGTCGGGACGATTGCCCTAGTTTTTGGGTTCTATATATCAAAAACCCGAGGCCAAGGTCTCCCACCCCTAAAGCACTTGTGCATTGGGCCAGGGGTGGAATTGCGATGGTAAAGCAAGTGGC